GAACTGTATTACATGAACAGAAGGTTCCAATTTCATATGGGCCAAAACAAAAATTCCTCGCCAGACTACAACAAGAAGCAGACTTAAGTGATAACAATAGAAGTGCAATATCTTTACCAAGACTTGCATTCGAACTTACAGGGTTTGAGTATGATGCTACTAGACAACAAAATAAACTATTACGTCACAGTAAATCACAACTAGAAACTAGTGATGGTAATAGAAGAGGATATCAATACCAACCAGCTCCGTACAACTTGAACTTTACTTTGAATGTTCTTGCAAAAAATATGAATGATGCTCTACAGATTGTAGAACAAATCTTACCATACTATCAACCCGAGTATACAGTTACAATGAAGATGGTAGATTCTATGTCAGACATTAGAGACGTGCCAATTCAATTAACTAGTGTTAATATGGAAGACACATACGAAGGTGACTTCACTGAAAGACGTGTCATATCTTATGCACTAGAATTCACTATGAAGTTATACTTCTTTGGGCCTGTGTATACTGGAGATGTTATTAAGAGTGTTGTCGAAAGAGATTATATAAATCAAACAAGTGGTACATTTACTACAACACAAATTGATGGTGCTGGTCTTGTTAAAGAGGTCAAACACTATGAACCAGCATTCGCTGAGATTGTTAGTGCTGACACCCTTGGTACTTCAAATACATATACCTTTGCGAGTGCAATAAATAGTAAGATAAGTGTTGGGGATGAAATATTTGGTTTCAGAACCGCAGTTGGAAATGTGGTTGTTGCCACAATTTCTGAAGACAGACGTACAATAACTGCTAACGAACCAAATGCTATTTCGAAAGGAGACACACTAAAGTTTGTTGGGTCGGTACAACCAAATGACACATTTGTTGTTGCTGAAAATGTTACATTTTATGATGACGGAACAATCAGTACATTTGCTGATGATAAGGTTACCGATGCGAGTTAATTATGGCAAAAGATATAGATTCTAAATTAGACGAAGTTCTAGATATAACTTCGGATATTCAAATACAGACTGGAGAGATTGTCAAGTCTGTTCCAACGGATGACAAACGTTCTAAAAATATAGAAACAGATTACAAATACACTAGAGAAAATCTCTATGGTCTCGTTGAGCGAGGACAAGATGCAATTGACGGCATCTTAGATGTATGTAAGGAGACAGAAAACCCACGTGCATATGAAGTTGCTGGTCAGTTAATTAAAACTGTAGGAGAAACCGCTGAGAAATTACTAGACGTTCAAACCAAATTAAAGAAGTTAGAGGGTGAAGACCAACAGAGAATAGGGAAACAAGAGAACCATTTATATGTTGGTTCCACTTCCGAACTACAGAAGTTTCTGAAGAAAAATAAGAATGACAGTTAATAAGAATGAAGGTTACTTAGGTAACAGCATGATTAAGCGTGCTGGTATCGAACACCAGTACACTAAAGATGAAATGGCTGAATATTTGAAGTGTTCTGAAAACCCATGTCATTTCATTGAAAACTACACACAGATTATCTCACTAGATGAAGGTATGGTACCCTTTAAACTTCGTGGTTATCAAGATAAACTTATTGAACACTATGATGCAAATCGTTTCAATGTAGTCCTTGCATCACGTCAGAGTGGTAAGTCAATCACATCATGTGCCTATCTTTTGTGGTTTTTATTATTCAAACCCGAAGTAACAGTAGCGGTTCTTGCTAACAAAGGTGCAATTTCTAGAGAGATGATTGCACGTATTGTAACCATGTTAGAGTCTGTTCCGTTCTTCTTGCAGCCTGGTGTAAAGATTCTCAACAAAGGTTCGATAGAGTTTGCAAACGATAGTAAGATTGTTGCAGCTGCAACGTCATCATCGTCCATTCGTGGATTGTCAATCAACCTACTTTATCTTGATGAGTTTGCATTCGTTGACGATGCAGAGACATTCTATACTGCAACATATCCAGTTGTAACCTCGGGTAAAGACTCAAAAGTTATTATCACTTCCACTGCAAACGGTGTGGGTAATATGTTCCATAAGATATACGAGAGTGCAATACATGACCAATCAGAATACAAATCATTCACAATTAACTGGCATGACGTGCCAGGCAGAGACGAAGCATGGAAGAAAGAGACCATTGCAAATACCTCAGAAGCACAATTTGAACAAGAGTATGGTAACAGTTTCTTAGGAACAGGTAATACACTTATCAATTCTAATACACTACTAGGTCTGAAAGCATGGGATGCTGAGTGGTATAAGGATGGTTTTAGTGTGTATCAGAAACCTGTTGAAGACCACACCTATATATGTACAGTAGATGTTGCAAAAGGTAGAGGAATGGATTTCTCTACCATGACTATATTTGATGTGAGTGCAGACCCATTCACACAAGTTGCAACGTATCGGGATAGCATGATATCACCTATGCTATTCCCCGATATTATAAATAAGTATGCAAAAGCATACAACACTGCATTAGTTATAATAGAAAACAATGCAGAAGGGTCTATGGTAGCAAGTCAGTTACACTATGATATCGAATACGACAATGTATTCACACAGGGGATGACTAAAGCTGAAGATATTGGTGTTACCATGACCAAAAAAATTAAAAGAATCGGATGTTCTACACTAAAAGAGATATTGGAGGAGAACCGATTAAATTTGATTGACAGAAGCACGATTACCGAGCTTATGACTTTCATAAATAAAGGGATGTCTTTTGAAGCAGATAGAGGATATCACGATGATATGGTTATGAATTGCGTATTATTTTCTTGGTTTATTACAACTGATTATTTTACTCACCTCACAAACCATCAAGTTAAGAATCTCTTATACTCAGAACAACAAAGAGTCATTGAAGATGATATGTTGCCAGCTGGAATATTTGGGGGTGACCCATATATAGAGGAAAGCTTTGTAGATGAGGGTGGGGATAGATGGTTCTTCGAAGAGGAAAGGAACAATCCTTAAGAATTCTTAGAATCTTTAAAGTTATAAATATATCAAGTAAAACAAAACTTTTTACATTAACAGGAGAAAAGTATGGCATTTCAAGTATCACCAGGCGTACAGGTCAAGGAAGTTGACCTTACAAATGTTGTGCCCGCAGTATCATCTACAGTAGGTGCGTACGCTGGTTCATTTCAATGGGGCCCTGTTGATGAAGTAGTAACAGTTTCAGACTCAAACGGTTTAATAGAATCTTTCTTCACACCTGCTAACACAGATGCTGGTGCAGAAGATTTCTATACTGCTGAGTCATTTCTGAAATATGGTTCATCACTAAGAGTAGTTAGGATTAATACCACAGGTATGTCTAACGCAAACGCTGCCAATTCGGCAAGTAAACTTCTGAAAGGTTCAGAAGACTATGCATCAACATATGAAGGTGGTGCAGGCGGTGTTGGTTCATTTATTGCTAGGTGCCCAGGCGCTTTAGGTAATAATATAGACGTACACGTATGTGCAACAAGTGACGCATATTTCAAAGGTTCTGCATCATTAGTCAATGACACTGATGGCGCTGACGTAGGTGACACTACAGTAACCGTAGATACTGGGACTAATTTCCTAGTAAGAGACATTATTACTTTCTCAGGTCACGCAACACAATACCGAGTTACTGCAATCAACGGAGCAGTTCTAACTATCGAATCAATCGGACAACCAGTTAAAGGTGGTCTAACAGTTGCAGTCGCAGACAATGTTGCAATCGATAGATATTGGGAACACTACGCTTTATTTGATAAAGCACCAGGCTCATCAAGTGCTGCCGTTAACGGTGGTATTGCAAATGATGAGATGCACGTAGTTGTTGTCGACAGAACAGGCGTAATCACAGGAACACCACAGACAGTATTAGAAACATACGGTTTCGTGTCTAAGTGTTCAGATGCTAAAGATTCAGGCGGTCAATTAAACTACTACAGAAACGTAATCTCACAAAAATCAGATTGGATTTGGTGGTCAGGTCACGGAACTTCACACGCAGCTGCAAGTACACACTACACTATTGCAGATATTGCTGGTGGTTCTGCTTTCCCAACACCTGCTTTACCAGTAAAATCAGTTCTTTCAAACGGAAGTGATGGTAATTTACCTACTGCAGGACAGAAGAGTGCTGCTTACACTGATAACTTCAGTGATGCAGATTCAGTAGACGTTTCATTCATGATAGTAGGTTCAACAAGAACACAAGGTGCAGATTCAGTTGCAGACCATAACACAATCGTCAATCAGTTAATTCTTGATTGTGAATTAAGAAAAGATTGTATGGTTATTGCATCACCTAGAAGAACTTCAGTAGTTAACGTTTCTTCAGAATCATTACAAACAACTAACGTTCTTGCTGATTTCGCTTCAGTAACATCTTCATCATATGCTTCATTCGACAGTGGATGGGTATACCAGTATGATAGATTCAACGACAGATATGTATGGGTGCCAGGCAACGGACATACAACAGGTATTATGGTAAGGTCAGACTTACTAAGAGACCCATGGTTCTCACCTGCTGGATTCTCAAGAGGTCAATACTTAGGTATTACTAAACTTGCTTACAACCCTAAAAAGGCATCTAGAGATGACCTTTATAGACAAAGAGTTAACCCGATTGTAACTTTTGCTGGTCAAGGAACCGTATTATTCGGTGACAAAACTGCTTTAAGTTCACCTTCCGCATTCGATAGAATCAACGTAAGAAGATTGTTTATCGTATTGGAAAAGGCAATCGCAATTGCTGCTAAGTCTCAGTTGTTCGAATTCAACGATGCATTTACACGTGCTCAGTTTAGGGCTGCGGTAGAACCATTCTTAAGAGACGTTAAAAATAGACGTGGTCTAACAGACTTCTCAGTAGTTTGTGACGAATCAAATAACACAGACACAGTAATTGACAGAAATGAATTTGTATGTTCTATATTTGTCAAACCTGCTAGGTCGATTAACTTTATTACTCTCAACTTTGTTGCTGCCAGAAGTGGTGTCGACTTTGAAGAGATTTACAGTGCAGTTTAATAGGAGTATATAAATGGCAACAATAGACCAATTTAAAGCAAACCTAATCGGCGGTGGCCCAAGAGCTAACCGATTTAGAGTGTTTGTACCTCGTGCTGGTCAGAGATTAGAATTCTTGTGTACCGCAACTAAGATACCTGAGAGTACAATTAATACTATTAGTGTACCTTTCAGAGGTCAAAATTTGAAACTTGCTGGTGATAGAACATTCGCTGACTGGTCAATTACGGTTATCAATGACCTAGACTTTTCAACAAGAACTGCTCTTGAAGCATGGTCAAATGACATTGCATCTTTATCAACAACAGAAGCTGCAACTGATACAGACTACTTGCTATCACGTGCATTTGTAGAACAATTACACAAAGATGA